ATCATCAACTTAGGACTTAATTATAAAAAAGTTCCAGTAATTACTGGTGTAGATTCTAATGAATCTTATAGAGCTGCAGCAACTGTAACATTTGATACAGCATCACAGACTATAACAGGAGTTGACGTTACAAATGAAGGATCTAACTACGTAAATCCTAAAGTTGTGGTTACAAAGTCTGATGGATCTGATGTAAAATTCAATGCTCTTTTAAGAGATGGAAAAGTTACTTCTATTACTATAGACAAACCTGGTAGAGGTTACACATATGCACCTGAGATAATTATTATTGAAGGAGAAGTAGAAGCATATGTTGAAAGTACTAGTATTGGTGTTCCACAGAGTGTAAGGATAACATCTAATGGTGGAGCATTCCATTTAGATGAGACAGTATCATCTACTTTCCGATCAAATTATATTCTTGGATTAAAAAACTATAATGGCAATTTTAGAATTGGTGAAAAGGTAGTTCAGAAAATTAATAACGTAGAAGTATTCAGTGCAACTGTAGTTGAATGGAGATTTGGATCTAATTTACTTAAGGTAGCAAATTCTACTGGTATCATCCGTGAAGATATTGCTATTGAATCTATATTAATGCCAGTGTCTGGTATTGTACAGTCTATTTACGTAACTACATTTAATGAAGAGATTTCTAGTTTCTATGATAACTTAGGTTACTATACTTCTGATAAAGGAAAACTAGGTGTACAGAATCAAAAGATATTAGATAGTTTATTCTACCAAGATTATTCGTATGTTATCAAATCAGGAACATCAATAGAACAGTGGCGTGATCTTATCAAGTCTACTACACACCCTGCTGGATTTAAGTTATTTGGTCAAGTTGATGTAGAAGCAACTGCTAAAACAGAGATGCCAAAGGAATCTCCAAAATCATCTCACTTTAGTGTTATACAACTTTGGGATCCTGAGAAAAATAAAATTACAGTTGAAAATTCAAGAAGAACTGTTACACAAATTTTACAGAAAGTAGAGAATCAAAGAATACGTAAAGGATTTGGAACTGCTGCAACTAGTGAGTTTAATTTTAATGAAGCAGAAGCATATGAATTTACACTTGGTGCAGTATTTGATGGTTCTTATGATAATGAAGGTAAGTTACAAGGAACTACTACTTTCACTACTAAGAAAGATGGAGTAGCATTTAACTTTGCAGATAACAAATTAAAAAATATGATTGTCACACTTGATGGTGTGATACAAGAACCTGGTGTTGCTTATACTTTAAGTTCTGGAAGCATTGTATTCTCAGCAGCTCCTCTTGCTGGTGTTACTTTCTATGGTAAAGTCTTTAAATTTAAAGATGAACAATACAATACAAAATACTTTAAAAAATTAAGAAATATTTTCCAACGCAGCGGAACATGGATAGATGCTGCAAATCAAATCGAAAGAAACGTACAGTTTATTATTGATGAAACTGTTGGGTATGGTAAGGCAACTCATCCATCATTAGATTGGAGTACAAAACAAGACGATTATGAAGCAAACATCAGAGCAATCTTAGATGCTTACCAACATGACATTAGATTTGGTGGTAATGTTAAAACTATTGATTATTCATCTATCTTTAATAGTAGTAGTGATTATCTTTATATTCAAAATTATAAAACACAGTCAACAGATATCTTTGAGTATGCTACGAGACTAGCAAAACTAGCAATTAGAAACTGGGACTTTGTTGATGTAAATATCGCATATATTCAAGGTCAAAATACAATGACTGTCAGCAGTACTAAGAATCTTGCTGTTGGTTTATTTGTAAGTTCTGGTAGATCATATCCAACAGGAACTAAGATCGTATCTATTGATAGTGAGACTGAAATTACATTAAGTAATTCAGCACTAGCAAACTCTGGTGGCGGTGGTGGTGCACCAACAGGAACCACCACTGTAACTGGCACAGGTACTACAGGAACTGTTGCTACTAGTACTGCACAGGTTCCTTTAGGAAGTACATTCACTGTGCCACCTGGCACAACTGTCACAGTACCTGTTTCTTTCTCAGGTACAACACAAGCAAAGTTTGGATGGAGTGCTTTGAACAAAGGGATGTTCTTTAAAGCAGGGCAATTAATTACTTCTAATAGAGCATATATTATATCTCAGTCATTAGCGTGGGCACAGTCACAATATCCTTCATTAAACTGGGGAACTATTAGCACTAAGTGTGGTAGAGACATCGGTCTCATTTTAGACTCATATGTGTATCATCTTAAGATGGGTGGTAATTTTAAGATTGTAGAAGCAGCACAGTTATACTACCAAAAGAAAGACTATCCTTATGGTGAAGAGTTATATTATATCACTGGATCTCTAACTGAGACAGTTGCGACATTTAATTATGCTAAGGATCTAATGGTACAGGCAATGAGAAACCAGTTGCCAACTACAGATCCTAATGCGATTACAGACTCATTGAGTCCTGTTTGTGCAGAGGTAGAAAGTACACTTAATACCTACCATGGTATTGTTAATACTATTCTTACAGAAGGCAAGGGACTTATAGAGAAAACATCTGTCAATCAAAACAAATCTGGTAACTGGACTGGTACAGTAACTTATTCTAATTACAATATTCTTGGTGATCCACTACTACCAGCACAAGAATGTACAACAGTGATATCTGCAATGGATTCATTGTATGATAACTTAAGCGATGTTATTAAAGAAGTATCCGTAACAAGAAACTTACCTGATTATGTTGATGGTGAGACTACAGACTTTGAATTATATTGGGATGATAATACTGAAGTTAATACAGAGGAAGATGAAGATTTATTCTTAACTATAAATTCTGTATTGCAGAGACCTAAGTTCACAGAAAATTATCCTTTACAAGATTCTTACTGGATTGATAGAACTGTAATTCCTAATGTAGTTAAATTTGATGTTGCTCCTATATGGGATCAGGATCTTGGAGCTAAGTCTATTGGTGAACCAACTGCTGTAGAAAAAGTCGTAGGTATTGGTGTTGGTAATTATAAGAGACTTACTATTGACTATGCTTTAGTTGATGGTGTTAGAAACGGACCTTTCTTAATTGTTGATGTATTAGACTCTACTATTCAAACTATTGAATCTGAAGATAGTTTATATGTATTCTTGGATGGTGTACTACAAGTAAAAGGAAAGGCATATACTATATCAGGTCCTAACATTACATTTGTCACTCCTATTAAGAAGGAGATGAGAATTGATATGCGTTATCTCTATGGAAGAGATGTCGGACAGATATTAAACATATATGATTTTGCACCTGACTCTTACTTTGGTCAGGGAACATTTGCTTTCACTACCGCATTAATGGATACTTTACTCAGGTATGCATGGATGGGTAATAAAATTGGTTCACCAATTCACGTTTGGCAAGTAAGAGCAAATGGTACCAAGAATATAATTGGAGAAATCACAAATCCAATTAGAAATGGAAATAATGTAGTATTTGAACTTAAGTGTCAAAACCCTGTGATAGAACCAGGATTGGACTTCACTTTTGCATCAAAAGGAGATTATAGTAATACTTACGTACTAGCAGATGCAGATATATCAAATGATATTCTAAACTTTAAGACAGATAGTGATGGAAGAAAAATTCTAAAAGATGCTAGTTCTGATTGGTCTGGAACATTTTATGGTAGAACATATAAACCACCATTTGTATACCTTTCCAATGGAGATAATATCAGAGTAGAAGGTGAGGAAGGATTTAGAAAGATTAAAAAATTACCTACTGAAGCAACCAGTAAAGATGGAAGACCTAACGAACAAACTAGCGATGATCATTTTGGAACTGTCTCAGTTGAAAATTACACTGGTACTACTAGAGGAGAAGGTCTTTCAGTAGTAGCAATTATTGAGAATGGATCTGTAACATCTCTTACATGGAATCAACGTAGTTATGATCCACTTACACAACCTACTGCATATCAATACTATACACCACCTATTCTTAAGTTTGAAACTTTAGATGGTAACGGTGGTGGTGCTAGAGCAGAAGTATTAATAAGCAAAGGTCAAGTTATTAGTGTTGATCTTATTGCTGGTGGTTCTGGATATACTACAGCACCAAAAGTTATTACAACTAGAAAATTTGATATCTTAAGTGACAGAGACATTGGTGTTTCTCTAATTGAAATTGGCATCAGCCCATTTGTTCAGAGTGGTGGAATGACTGCTACCTCAGTCATTACTGAGATTGATGAGTCTGGTATTTCTGCAATTTCTGGTATCAGCACCTTAATAGCAAAAGTTGCAGATGATGCTAACATTAAGATTGAGAGGCAATTTGATTTAGATGAAGTAGAGGTATTCTCTATTGGAGGACCTTTAGATCCAAAACGAGATATATTAGAATTAAATACAAATAGACCTACTCCTGCTAGTGAGGTTCAAGTATTTGATACTCATCAGCATAATGCTACTGTTGTATCTGCAGAGATTCAAGATATTGTATCTCTAAATTCTATCTCTACTGTTACTAAAGTAATTACAGCAACTCAACAGATTGAAATTCCTAACAATGCGATTAGTAATATCAACTTCTTTGAGAATGCTGCATACCTTAACGTTGACTTCCTTATCGGTGATAGTATTGCTTATATTCCTGATACAACTAGATTTGCACCTAATGGCAAATTAATGGTTGGTGATGAAGTTATATACTATGAGAAGAAACTTGATGATAGATTCTATCAAATTATTAGAGGATATCTAGGGACTGTAGAGAAGAACTGGGTTGCGGGAACATATCTTAGACAGATTGAAGACGTAACTGTTCTATCTGCTGGACTACTACAAGTTCAGTCTGAAAGTGATGTTAAGATGGTTAACATCGGACTTGTTGGTTCTGGATTTGAAAGACGAGTATTCAGACAAGTAACTACTCCTAGTGATTTAGAAATTACTAGAAATGCAGTAGAGGTTGTTATTACACCTCCACCTGGTGGTGCAGTTGATGGATATGCAGAAACTGCATTTATCAATGACCCTGTACAACAAAGGAATCAGAATCAAGTTGATTTGATCGAAAACGCTATTGGTAACTACACTGTTACTAAACGTGATGGAACTATAATTGAAATTAGAAATGAAACATTCGGTACTAACAATTACGTTGGTTCATATATAAAGACTACTGTAGGTCCTAACATAGGAAACTGGCAGTACATATCATTTGATGATGGAACTGCTGATGTATCAAACTTATCAATTTCTGATATATCATCATACTTCCCATCACTAACTGTTGGTGACTTCATAGAAAGAGCAGACTCTACCTTTACTAAGGCAGGAGACAAGTTCAATCTAGGACTACCATCAATACAAAATCCTGTAGCAATTAGTCAAACTGCGAGTGCATCTATACCATCTACGATTACTGTTGCTAGTACTAACTATTTCCCTACATCAGGGTATATTATCCATAATAATGGAACATATAGTGGTATAATCAAGTATACAGGTAAGACCTCAAATACATTCACTGGATGTCTTCGTCATAATGGTGATAATCAGATTGCGTCTGGATCTGAGATAGTACCTATATCAATCATATAAATAAACGTATAAATAACTCAGGCACTTAATAAAATAACGTCGGAACAGGAAAAACAATGGCTGCTATTATCTCTGATAAGTTTAGAATCTTTAACGCTAAACAATTTTTAGAATCTTTAACCGAAGGACCTAGTGACACTAGCTCGGAAAGATCAAGGATGTATTTCTTTGTGGGAAGACCACAACCATGGAAAGCATATTTAGAAATACATACCAAAAACTCTACGGCTTTCGTAGTCGGTAATGAAGTGTACATAGGTACATACGCATCGACTGCTTTCCGTGCCACAGTTGCTGCAGTTTACGACAGTGCTTTATTATTGACCGACGTTTTTGGAAGTGCTGGTGTTAACTCTGCTCCTCCTCTTGGATCTGCATTAAAAGGTAGAACTGGTGGATCTGGAGGTTCTGACACAGGTGCCACTGCAGTCTCTGGTATATACCGCTATGCAACAGAGGATGTTCCACCATTACCATTAGACAATCAGAGCGAAAAGATTGCTTTATACGACGAATTAATTGCTGCCAAACGTATTACTGATTCTTTTGCAAGAACAGTTATCCGCCGTTACAACTGGGATCTAGTTGCTAACCCCAAGTTCGACATGTTTAAACCCGATTACTCTGCTACTCCTGGTGGCGGTGGTCAAATTGGTAAAGCAACTGCGACAGGTGCTACAAGCATTGCAGATGCTAAGTTCTATGTAATGAACTCATACTATGAAGTATTCAAGTGTCTTTACAACGGTGAAGATCCTTCTAATACAACTGGACAGAACGCAACAGAAGAACCATATGTAGCTGGTGGTAACTATGACTCAGCAACTGGTCTTTATACAGAAACAACTGGTGCTAAGTATATCTGGAAGTACATGTATACTATTCCTACTGATGATGTTCTTAAGTTCCTTTCTTCAGACTTCATGCCTATAGTTCTTCCTGCTAACGTAAGTAGAACTGCAGTTGCTGCTCTTGCAGTTGCTGGTGCTGTTGATGTTGCACTTATTGAGAATGCTGGATCAGGTCTTCCTGCTTCACAGACTCTATACACAAGTATTAAAGGTGATGGAACTGGTGGTATTGTAAAATTTGTTACAAACGGTGCTGGTACAATCACATCTGCTGAAATTCAAGCACGTGGATCAGGTTACACATATGGTAATGTTTTATTTGCAAATGGTAACTTATTCTCTAACACTGGATTATCAAGTGCTGTAACAACTGGTGGTTCTGCTGTTGGTGCTATTGAAGTTGTTCTTGCTCCACAAGGTGGACATGGTTCAGATCAAGAAACAGAATTGAATGGTAAGCGTGTTATGACAAACATCCGTCTTACATATTCTGAAGGATCAGGAGATTTCCCTGTAGATAACGACTTCCGTAGAATTGGTATTATTTCAGATCCATTTAACTATGGTACTACTACATTCTCTACTGCTGATACATTATCAGGATTAAAAGCAATTAAGATTACTGGTGCTTCAGCAGATTACTCACCTGATGAGAAGATTACACAGACTGTAACTGGTGGTACTGCATATGGTACAGTTGTATCATGGACATTAGACAGTGGTTCTACTACTGCTGGAGTTCTTAAGTATATCCAAACAAACGATCAGCATACAGATTCTGGTAAAGTATATGCATTTGAATCTAATGGTTCAAACGCAGTTACAGGAGAAGCATCTACCGCCTCTGGTAATGTAGACACTGCATATGGTAGTACAATACTTGGCGTTACTTTCTCATCTGGTCTTGCTACTCCAGAGATTGAAAATAACTCTGGTGATGTGATTTATGTTGAGAACAGAAGACTAATCACTCGTGCTGCTGACCAAATCGAAGATATCAAACTAGTTATCGAGTTTTAAAACTACGCTAAATACTTTAACGAGAATACTAGTATTATTGGCGGAGTAAGATGCCTCAAAAGACGAACCTAAACGTAAGCCCATATTACGAAGATTTTGATGCGAATAAGAATTTTTATAAGATTCTTTTTCGACCTGGTTATTCTATACAAGGAAGAGAACTAACACAGGTTCAATCAATTCTTCAGAATCAAGTTGAAAGCTTTGGAAAGTATGCCTTCAAGCAAGGTGAACTTGTAATTCCTGGCGAAGTAGGACTTAACACAAAATTAGATTACGTAAAACTATCATCTGTTTCAGAAGTTGCAGTTAATGATGGTAGCAACAATATTGTTTATAAGAAATATGATATTTCTCAATTAATCGGTCAAGAATTAATTGGGTTAACTTCTGGTGTCAAGGGAAGAATAGTTTCTACGAAACTGGCAACAGAAAGCACAGCAGATACTTTGTTTGTAAATTACGTCAACAGTGGTTCGTCTAACACTGAGACTACTTTTAGACAAGGTGAGACTCTAGAGGTAGTTGATGGTGTCAATACTCCTTTACTCGTTGTAGGTACAGATGGTAGTGTTCTACCAACCAGTATTAAAGTTACAAATCCAGATACTAATGAAACAACTTCATTAGAAAGTTCTGCAATGGGATTTGCTTCTGCTGTTAAGGTAGAAGAAGGTATTTACTTTGTTAATGGTTATTTTGTTCGTTGTGATGCAGAACTTTTAATTATTGATGAGTATTACAATAAACCATCTGCTAAAGTTGGTTTTACAATCAAAGAAGAAATTGTTACTCCAGAAGAAGATGCATCTTTATATGATAATGCAATTGGATCTTCTAACTACACTGCACCTGGTGGTCATAGATTAAAAATATCTTTGGTATTAAAAGAATTTGCTCTTAATGCAATTACTGATAAGAATTTTATACAACTTCTTACAGTATCAAGAGGAGTAATTCAAAGAAAAATTGAATCAACAGATTTTAGTGTTCTAGAACAGACTCTTGCTCGTAGAACATTTGATGAGTCTGGTGATTATGTTGTTGATAATTTTACAGTAGACGTTCGAGAATGGGCACAGAAGGACGGTAATACAGGTTTGTATGCTGTAGATGCTTTTGGTTTATATAACGGATACAACGCAACTGAGTCCTCTAGGAAGATGGTTGCTAGTATAGGTCCAGGTAAGGCATATATTAAGGGATATGAGATTGTCAATAAAGAGACTAAGTATCTTGAGATTAATAAAGCAAGAGAAAGTCTTTCTACTGACAATGTTAATTTAAAATCTAAAGGTCTTCCATCTTTTAGTGTTACTAATGTATATGGTAGTGTACCTTTAAACAAAGAGGGATCTGATCTTACTGCATATCCAGACGTATTTTTGTACAATACATTTAATGATGGTTCTGTCGGATTAAACAATACTGAACTATCTACAGATCACAGACAAACTATTAGTAGAAGGGGTCTTAGTTTTACTCCTAATGATGGAATAAAAACTATCACTTTACAAATAACAAACACAACTACACTTATCGGTGCTGTAACTGATGCAACATTTCAAAGTCAATTTGGAACTCTCTATTATATTAAGACAAGAAGTGACACTGGTACTCCAACAGCAATTGGTTCTTTTAAAACATTATCTTTTGCCACTACTAATAAACCACTTGTTAATGCATCCGAGTCTGTTCAGTTTTTAGAGCTCACAGTATATGGTCCTAAGAATGAATTAGAATCTTTATTATTAGAGTATGATTTATCTGATACTGAGTTTAAAAGAAAGATTTTCTTAACAGAAGCAAATGCACAAACAAACTCAGGTGATGAGTTTGGATTTGTTGTGGATTATTCTTCAACAGTTACTCCTGTAATTGGTAAAGTAAAACCAAATAACTTTTTCTTAAAGAAAAGAGGTTCTGGTTTTAATTCAGATTCTGACATTATACTTTCTAGAGGTCGTCTTGCTGCTGGAACAAGTGCATATAATAGTACATTTGGACTATCTTATTTTGATCCTCAGTTCTTCACCAAAATTATTTTAGAGTCAGTTCCTACTGGAACCAATGCTTTTGATGAAGGTAAGTATGTGTTTGGTATTAATAGTGGTGCTTATGGAGTTGTTGAAGGAACTGCCTCTGGTGTTTATAGTACAGGTGTACTATTATTTGTAAAAACTCTATCAGGAAGATTTTTATCTGGTGAAACAATTAGAGATGAAGGTGGCAGCACTGTAAGAATTGCTAGAGAAAATACACTATCTCATTTTGTTGTTCAAAGTAGAGGATTGGGTTATGCAGACGGTGCAACACTATTAATTAATGGATTAGAATTTGATAGTTCTAAAATAGATTTATCAAGAACTACAGATGGAAAAATTTATAAAGCATCTGTTGCTAATAGATCTGCAGTAAGTGTTGAATACGCACAACCTCCTGCAGTTACTGTAAAGAATCCTGATGGAGCATCTGCTCCAAATGCTGCTGCTAATATTGAACCTGTATTGTATAGAGATACAGTTACTACATATACACCACAAAATGTTAAGTCTGTGGCTTGTTCTTATGGATCAGGTAATGCAAATACTTTCTCTGCAGACGTTGTAGTAGATAGTCAAATTTATTCAGAAATTAAAACTGTAACTGACTACGCATTCTTTGGTAGTCAAGGATCTACATTTATAGAGTCTACAAGTTTTAGTGCAGATGCATCAACAGATGTACAACAAGGAGATTTAGTACAATTTTCTGATGATAGTAATAATCTCGTTAGGTCAATCGTTCAGTATGCTACAGAACAAGAAGGATCATATAAATCTAGAATTTACTTAGACACTGCTTTACCAGGTGCAGTTACTAATGCTAGTATTGTAAGATTACGTCCGAAAGTAGATAATTCTACAAGTGGTACATTACTATTTTCTACTGGTAGTAAACAGGTATCTCAAATTTCTTCTGGTGGGGATGATACTAAGATTAAGTATTACTTCCGTAGAGATTTTGTAACTACTGCAACTACAGGTGGTGGTACAATTACATTTGCTGCACAGTTACCATTTGGTACACAAAGGTTTGCTGCATTTACCGAAGAGAATTATATTATTACTGTATTAGATCCTGGCGATGCACCTGATATTGTGAAAGGTGATATCATTTATGTTGGAGCAGATGTTGTAGATATATCATCTGCTACTGATACTGCTAGTGGTCTAACATCTGGTAGTATTAGTTTACAGTTAGCATCATCATATTTTGGAACTATTCCTACTAATGGTGCTTATCCTAAACTTAAGTTAACTGCAACTCTAGAAGTATCTAATGCAAAACCAAGACTTAAAACTGTAGTAAAAAATAAGAGAATTACAGTTACATCTGCTGGTGATCGTGTTGTTCCTTTAAGAGGTACTGACTACGATACTGAAGTTGTAGAGATACTTTCATATTCTGATGCATACAAGTTAAACTATGTTTATGAAGGAACATCAGCACAACCACCTGAGATTGATACTGCTGGTAATCTAATTTCTGGTACTGATGTTACATCAAGATATACATTTGATAGTGGACAGAGAGATACGTTATATGATGTTTCTAGAGTAGTTTTAAAACCAGGTTTTGATGAGACTACAGGTCAACTTGTTATTTCTTTTGATTACTTTGAACATTCACAAGGTGACTTCTGTACAATTGATAGTTACTTACATGAAGCAGGAGTTTCTGAAGATGAGATTCCTACATTCGATTCTTCTGTTCTTGGTATTACTGAACTTAAAAATGTAATTGATTTCAGACCTAAGGTTGACAGTGGTAGTATTATACCAGGTTTCTTAGATACTTCTACTTTAGAAGTAACTAATGGATCTTTCTCTGGTGCTGGTGCAATTATTGCAAGTAGTCCTGCCCCTGATAAAGGTTTAGAATATACATTCTCATTCAGTCAAGTACAATACTTAGATCGTATTGATGGTATCTTCTTAGACAAGAAAGGTAGTTTTATAGTTAAAGAAGGTAACTCATCTCTTAATCCTACAAAACCAGATGCGATAGAAGACGCAGTACCATTATTCTATGCTTATATCCCTGCATTTACAAAGACAAGTAAAGACGTAAGACTTACCCCAGTTGATAATCGTCGTTATACAATGCGTGATATCGGTAAGTTAGAGAAACGTATTGAAAGATTAGAATACTATACAACACTTAGTATCCTAGAACAGCAAGCACTTAACATGCAAGTTAAGGATGAAATAGGTCTTGATAGATTTAAGTCTGGTTTTGTTGTTGATAACTTTGAAGCACATAAAGTTGGTAATCTTAGATCACTTGATTATCGTTGTGCTGTTGATGCTCAACAATCTGTTCTTCGTCCACAGTCTAAAGAAGATTCTTTAGATTTAGTAGAAGTTAATAGAAGAGAAGATCAAAGAGCAGTTTCTGGATATAAAAAATCTGGAAACATGGTAACGTTACCATATTCTCCATTATCATTATTAGGAAATAATTTCGCTTCATCAACACTAAATCCAAATCCATTTGTTGTTCTACAATATGTTGGTGATAGTGATATATCTCCAGCGATAGATCAATGGTATGATTCTAGTATAGAACCAGTTGTTGTAGATACTAATACAGATCTCTTTAATATATTCTTAGCAAAAGAAAGTGTAAAAGAAAGTTTCTCCAGTTTACATAACTCATTTGTTATTAACTGGGTTGGAGCATCATCATCTTTTACTGCAATTAATTCTCTTGGTGGAGTTAATTCACAAATTGCTAACACATCTGTACAGAATGCATCTGTTGGTAGTTCTTCTAATATCAGTCCTCAAAATAATGAGGTTGGTAAGGGATTACAAACTAAATCTGTAGGTAATAGTATTGTTTCTACATCACTATCATTCTTTGCTAGAAGTGCACCTATCAAATTTAAAGTTGGTAGAATGAAACCTAATACTAGAATATACGTGTTCTTAGAAGGTAGAGATGTTAGTCGTTGGGTTAACCCTGATCTTAGATATACAGGAATTGCAGGAAACTCATTATCAGCATTTAATGGTCCTATAACCACAGATGAATATGGTAATGCTAGTGGTTTAATTATTCTACCAGCTGGATCACCTCCTAATGAAAATGCTATTTGGGGTGGAGACATTGATACTGTTGGATATGATGCATCAGCAGAAGCATTGAATTTTACTGTTGGAACTCTTACATTTAGATTTACTTCTAGTTCTACTAACGAAGAAAAATCAAGTGTAGATTCTTATACAGAAGTTAAGTATTATGCCACTGGTATTTTACCAGAAAATCCTTCTAGTATTGTTTCTACAAAACCATCTATATTCAAATCCAATGAAGGTGTTCAGTTAATTGAAAGTAATACTGACAATCCTGTAAGACCTAATCCTCTTGCACAGACATTTAAAGTAGAAAACTTAGATGGTGGTTGTTTTGTAACTGGTATTGATCTTTACTTCAATAAGAAAAGTGCAACTATACCAGTCAAAACTTATATTACAAATGTAGATGCTGAAAAACCAGCAAAAAATATTGTACCTGGTAGTGAAAAAACATTAACACCAAATACTTTCCTTAAATGTTTTGCTAGTGGTAACATGGCAATTTACAAAAATGAAAATGTTACTGGTGCATCTTCTACTGCCTCAGGTCCTATACTTAAAGTATTTGATAAGAACAATGTAGAATTAGTTGCTACTGCATCTGGTAAGTATAGTCTTACTAATGAGCAAGTATATACTGTTGTTCTCAGTAATCATAATGGTAAATCATTTATACCAAATGAAGATTTAATTATCCCATCAGTAACTCTTGCAAATGCAACAGATGGTACTGATTTTATTCTTTCTATTGCAAAAGATAGTGGAAAGTTATCTGATGTCAGAGTTACAAATACTGGTTTAAATTATGACAGTGCAATTCTTACTATTGAAAGTCCACAATTACCTGGTGGATCTACTGCTACTGCAAACATAGAAGTATCTGGTGGTAAGATTTACAATGCTGAGATATCACTAAGCGGATTTGGATATACAGAAGCACCAGCAGTTGTTGTGAAAGGTGTTGGTAATGGGTCTGGAGGATGTCAAATCCAAACCTTTATAGAAATAGATACACCAGCAGTTAGAATGGGTGTAGCGACTGATCAGACAGGTGTTACAGAATCAACTACTCCTACACATTTTGGATTTGATTATCCAGTATACTTACAGAATGATACTGAGTATGCTCTTGTAGTAGAGACAGATTCTATCGACTATGAACTATGGTCATCCAAATTAGGAGAAACCGACATAGCGACAAGTACGGTTATTACAACCCAACCTTCATTAGGTTCGGTTTACCGATCACAAAACACTGAGAGTTGGACAGAAGATATATTTGAGGATCTTAAGTTTACAATGTATCGTGCTGAATTTGATACATCAAGACCAGCAGAATTGTTAGTTAAGAATGATAATCTTGGATATGAATTATTAGAAAGTAATCCATTTGAAACTAATGCAAGTGCTAATACAAACTCTACTTCTAAATTATTTAAAAATAATAACTCTATACTAAAAGTAAGTCATAGGGATCATGGATTTGAAACTGGTGGAAATTCATATGTGTTCTATAGAACTGCTAATGAAATTGGTGGTGTAACTGCATCTATATTGAACAGTACATTATTCCAAGTATCTAACTCTGGTGTTGACACATATAATATTCAATCAAGTTCTCAAGCTGCTGGCAACTCTATTGGTGGTGGAGATCTTGTATATGCTTCATTTAATAGAAAATATGAAACTCTATATCCACAAGTTTCATACTTATCATTTACTAATACAACTTTAAATACAGAAGTTAAAACAACTAATGTAGTTCCTGTTGATTCAGCATCAACAAATTATAATTCTTATTCACAATCAGATTATGAAAAGACATTTTTAAATGAACCACATTATTTTACTAATCAGAAATTTGTTGCATCTAGTATTAATGAAACTCTAAACAGTGTTTCTCAATCATTAGTTTATAAAATGTCATTATCGTCTACTGTGTCTCATTTGAGTCCAGCAATAGACTTATCAAATGCTACTGTAAAAACAGTAACTAATAGAATTGAAAATGCAAGTGGTCAAGAAGATAGATTTGGTAGAAGAGATCAGGTTGTTGAGTTCTATCCAGTATATCAATTCAATCTTGCTGGAAATGGTGCAACCCAATTACAAGCAGATCAAACAATCAAAGGAGTTACAACAAAAACAACTGGTACTATTGCTAGAGTAAATGGTCAAGTTGTTTACGTTAGAGTTAAGACAAGTCAATTCTTCCAAAAAGGAGAGACAGTAACATTAGGAAATCAATTAGGTCTTTCTGCTGTTACAGTTGACTCAAATCCATCACAAGTATTTGCTACTATCGCTGATGCATCTACTATTGTTGCACGTAATCCAAACGTATTAAATGAAACATATGATAATATAATTACTGGTAAAACAACTATCTGGAATACTCAAACTCAAGAACTAACATTGAGAGTTGATACAAACCCAATCAATGATAGTTTTACAGACAGAATTATAGACAATGCTCTTTATAATAGAAATGCAGTTACTGCAAATCAACTTGCTGATATATTCCGTGTAGGAGATTTTGTCAAGTATCCTAATCAACCCGATGAAGAGAATGCGTATCTTGAGGTTGGAAAAATATCTTATACAAATGGTTCAGACTTTGTTGCTGAGGACACATCTAAGAATGGTTCTTCAATTGCTAAGTATGTAACTAAAGAAGTTACGATTGCAAATCCAGCAACTGCTATTGATGTACATCTACTAGCAAATGTTAGAGATATTGAAAACCTTAAAGTATTCTACAAGTATAAGAAAGCATCTAGTCAAGAAAACTTTGAAGATATTGATTGGATCTATTTCAATACATCAGGTGAACCAGATGTGTTTGATATTGCAACAAGTGAGAATACAATATCAGGTATTGTAGAGAAACAATCTTCTTATCAAGATTTAAAATATAGTGCTTCTAAACTTCCAGAATATTCATCATTTGCTATTAAAATTGTGATGTCTGGTGTAGATCCTTCCTATGTTCCTAAAGTACAGGACATCAGAGCAGTCGCTGCGTTCTAATTTCCGCACATGGATTTTGTAAAAGTGTCTGGACATGATGGTCTCGTAAGAGATCAAAAGACTGGTGCCATCATCAATGTGGATGATTCTGCTATTGAATCTAGACGTAAGTCAAAACAATTGAGTTCCGCATTGGACGACATAAATAACTTGAAGAATGATGTCTCTGAAATCAAGTCCTTACTGAGAGAGTTAATCCAAAATGCCAGCAGTTAATGTAGCACGTACTGACACCTTTGAACAGCAAAGGGTCAAAATAAACGAAATAGGTACCCAGATATTTACAGTTACTGCTGGAGGTTCAGACCTTTCAACAGGTAACTTAAAACTAGGAGATGGTCTAGTAACAGCTCCCAGTTTAGCATTTGTAAATGATGTTAGCGTAGGACTATACCGTAATGGTACAGGTGTACTAGGTTTTGCAGCAGGAGGCAAAAAATTATCTGACCTCTCAGCATCAAGTGTCAAATACTATAGAGATTTTTTAATTGAGAAAAACAGTCTTGATACATTAGGTATTGCAATTACTAATGCAGGACAAAATTATGATGGTGGAACTTATACAGAAATTCCTGCTATTGGTGGTACTGGTGACGGAGCAACTTTTGGTGTAACAATTGATGGATTTGATGGAACGATTACTAATACAGGTACTGGATATACACCTGGCGTTTACTTAAACATCCCTGTCATAAGTAATGGAAGTGGTACTGGTGCTACTTTTGACTTTACAGTAGATCAGATATCAGGACAGATTACACAAGGTGGTGTTAACTACTATCCAGGATCATATACAAATATCGCCATGACTGGTGGTAATGGTTTGCAAATGACTGGTGACATTGTAGTTGCTTCATTTTCTGCAACTGTTACTTCTGGTTCTAACTATCCTGACGGTTTATATAAAAGTATTCCGTTAACAGGTGGTAATGGAACTGGTATGTTAACTAACCTCTACGTAGTAAATGGTGGAGTACAACCATTTGGTGGAGTTACTAGTAGTGAATACGTATCTACCACAACAAATTATACTATAGGTGATGTATTAACAGGAAGTATTCCACTTGCAGGAACTCAAACCTTTATAGTTAAATCTTCACTAGGAAACAAATATTTTATTGATGGATTTTTAGGTGGAAACTTTAATCTATTAAAAGGAAAGACATATGTCTTTGATTGTAGTGATGCTACAAATGATCCACATCCACTGTTCATATCAACTGTTGATGCAGATCAAAATACTATTCTTGATGCAGCTGATGGTGTTACATACGAACTAGATGGTGCTACTGTAACTGGTGCACAATTTCTTTCTGGATATTTTGGAGCAACAACAACTAGAACAATAACTTTTGCAGTTCCAACAAACCCTGCAACAACAAGTGTTTGGTATGGATGTTCTGTTCACCCTCTTCAAGGTGGAGAGTTAACTTTTTCTGATCCTAATTCACAACAAAATAGTTTCTCATTAGTTGTTGATGCAATTGGTGGTACAGTTACTGAGTTTATTGTTAACGCACCAGGCGATGGAAATTATCAAGTAGG